AGGTCTATTAGCGATAATATCATTTACTGTACTATCACTTACATTCAACATACCTTTCATACCATAAAGAATTTGGTTATGCTCAACATCAGGCTTAAAACCAAAATCAGAACGGTTAATATCTACTAGGCTTACATTAATTCCAGCAGACATAATTTCACCCATAGCTTTCGCAATCTTACCATAATCAGTGCTTGCGGTTTTGCGGACTTTGCTCTTTTTATCTGGTGCGTCTTCAAATGTCACGCCATTAGCTAAGTCATCACCCTCTGGCTCAAAGATATCCACAACTTCTTCTTCACTGTTATCTTCTAGTGAACCACTATTAACAATTAAGCAAGCTGTATCCCAATAAATAGGATTCCAATGAGTTGCAATATATAATGTTTGAACACCAATAAATGAATATGCGAGCGAATGAATGCATTATTTTTAAATAACTGACTATTTTTTACGGTCGTTGTAGTAAAGTTGGTAAGACTTTTTGACCGCACACTATTTCCCAGAACGTATCAATAGTTCCAGTACTCCCCGTCTAACCAGGGATAGTCGATACAACATTTCAAGTTTAAAAGGTTTATTTTATTTTACTCTTAAAGGATAATTTAAATTTTCTTTCTTATGAGAACGGCCAGCATTAATATTTTTTACAGTAGAGTAGCTTTTATTCCATTTTGTCGCTATTTGATGAAGAGTTAAATTAGTCTCTAATATATCTTGAATGATTCCATTTACCCAAATTTCATTATCTTCTTTTCTACATCCTTTATTACATAATGGGTAAGTATCTTCATCACTGTAAAAATATTTTCCTGTGTTTATCATTGACAAAAATCCTGCGCTTTTGATATTAAATTGTTTTTGAATATCAGCATATTTTATACCAGATTTTATTTGTTTTTTTATTTCTCGAATTTCTTTTTGAGAAAATTTACTTTTTGCATTTTTCTTTAATGGATAAGAAAATTTTGGATTATAAAAATTTGCTCCTGTATTTATATTTACTAAAAATGTTCTTTTTAGATTTGGAGCATAAATCTTTTCAATATCATCATACTCTTCATCATTCATTAATCTTCTTTGGATATCTTGAATTTCTTCTCCAGTAAATAACTTTGACCGTTGAAGCTTTTGTTCATAAGTGAGAGGAGGTTTAGGACATCCCTCTCCGCCTATAGTTAAATTATATCCATTTTCAGTTATTAAAGAATGATAATATCCAATAAAATAAATCTCTCTATCATCTATAAATCTTTGAGATTCTCCTTCTGCGATTTCTTCTAAAACTTCAAAAGTAAAATTTTCTAAACCATATTTTCTAATAGCTGCATGAATAGGTAAATTATAACCATTTGCTTTAGGATTGAATGCTTCACTTTTATGCCCACTAAATCTTTTTTGTAAATTATTAGTTTGTCCGACATAAATTTTTCCATTTATCTTATTAGTATATTTATATATATAAGGCATAGGTTTTGCCTCCTTTCATGAATATTTGAAAATTTTAATAACTCTTTTAAACTGATTTGTCACGAGATTTTACCCTCGTTAGCAATTAATTTTTGATTTTACCAGAATCAATTATAAATTAATTACCCCGATGATGAATCGGTTAAGTGTGTAAGCGCCATTTCACACAACGCTAAAACTATATCCCATCTGAGGGCCGACGCCGCATTTCCATACATATTGGCCCAGTTTATTTGACGCAGCCTGGTTTAATACCTTTTCGTGCAATTCTGGGATTTTAGACATTTGCTTTTTACCGACAACTTTTCTTGCGGCATTAGCTTCTCCAAGAGTAAAATGACAAATATTTTCATCCATCAACATTTTCATTAATTGCTCTTGGCTGGGCGGCACGCCATAAGAAGATAAGAAGTAAGGCTCTAATGTTTTTTCCTCTTCTTTGGTTAAGCCAAAATTATCCATCTCTTTATACCATAGACTTATATCTTGCTTAAATCTATAATATTTATCAATGGGGCGCTCTTCGCCTTCTTCACCCATCAACCGCATCAAACCATTTGCATCAGTTAATTCTAGGATGCTACGAGGCTTTAATTTTTTAACTGTTTGTACTCCTATTGGAGTTTCAAATTGGAATGTATTGATAACAGATGCATTACCGAGTGCATCCCAAATTGTTGTATCCTCAATAGGTAAAACATTAGGGTGTAAATATTTATTGTAAATCTCTCTTAGAGATAAATCTTTTTCAATTTCACCATCAGCTTGTAATAATTCAATGGTTTGAACTAACTTATCTTGAACTTCTGTCACCAGGAAGTCGTACTTAGTTAAACCCATATATTCAGCATCGTGTAAGTCAAATTGAGTAATCAATTCACCTTTTGGAGTTTTCATAAATGCACTATGCTCAAATGGGTCGCCATCAAATAAAATAATACCAGAAGCGTGAGAAGAACGTTTATTGATAAGTCCTTCAATAGCTACAATAATATCTAACAATCCAGGATAATTTTCAACCTCTTTAATAAAGGTTGTAATGGGTTTTCTATTTTTATCAGGATTACCTTTGACTACATCTTTAATAGGCCATAAGAAACCTCTCTCTTGAGGAATTAAAGATGCCATATATTGTGCTTCATCAACATCAATACCCTCTGGATACTCTTCACTACGATAACCTCTGCACGCAGTTAAAATTGCACTTTTAGTTCCTTCTGTCCCGAAAGTAGCAACTAATGTACAACCTAGATTACTCTTAGACCACTCCAAACAGTCACAATCATCTGGAGTTAACATTTGGCCTCTCTCTTCTCTAATTTTTTGTAGAATTAAAGGACGCTTAGATGGACAAACATCAATGTCAATATCGCCAAGTTCTACACGTTCTTCATTTAAATATCTGAAGAAAGGTAAATCCCATTCAATGGGGTCAAGCTGAGTAATACCCATTAAGTAGTGATTAAGTGCCGCGCAAGACGAACCTCTGCCCGCGCCTACCATTGAACCGCATTCCCAAATCAAATCAATGTAATGCTGTAATGTATTAGGGTAGCGGAACATATTAGTTTCTAGTTTTTCACTAATAATAGACTTTACTCTTGCTTCTTCTTCAAGTCGATTAATATATTCTTCTTTGCCATTTAATTCTTTTTCAATTAAGGCTTTAGCGCATTGATTAACCCAGTATCTATCCTGAATATCATCAGATTCATATAATCTAGCAAGATTAGGATATTTTTCGTGGAAATCTTTATTCGTATGATTCACTTCATAATTAATTACATCTACTCTTGGAATATCCTGCTTATGGAACAAAGAATAATTTGTAATTTTACTTTGTAGTTCCAAAGTATTATCCAAAAGCCAATCAACTTGTTCATCAGTGAAACAATTTAAATCTTCTCTTACTTCATCACTAGACATTAGATAACTAAACATATAAAAGTCATCAACTTCTCTTTCTCCTGGCTTAGAAGTAAGATACGCTCTATGAACTGTTCTATCTTCTTTCTTCAAATAGTGAGCGTCTGTGCCGACTACCATTTTAATACCATAGAATTTTGCAATATTCATTAACTCTGTATTAACCAATATCTGGTCATTATACAGAGATGGTGCGCACTCAATATAAAAATCGTCTCCAAAAATATTTAAACAATAGTCAATAAACGTCACAATTTGATTGTAATAAATCGTGGCATTAGTCATATCATTAACATTTTTAGCTTGTGCGTATAACAAAGCTGCAGAAGATAGTTCACCGCCAAGACAAGCTGATGTTGCAATAACGTGTCCTTTATATTTAGACATAACTTCAAATAGTTCATCTTTTAAAGTAGGAACACGTTCCATACGTCTATCAACATAAGAATAATACCAAGCTGTTGAACTTAGTTCTCTTAAAGCCTTATGTCCAAGAGCATCTTTAGCAATGAGAATGAAATGGTAATACTTTTGACCCATTTCTCTTGTATCTGTTAGATAAATCTCATTGCCGAGTGCTACTGTAAAATCAGGATGTTCTTTATGAACCTCTTCTGCTATTTTTAATGCTTCAATATGCGCTCCAAGACATTCGTGGTCTGTAATGGCAATGCCACTTAAACCTAGCTCAATCGCCGTATTGATAAGGTCTTTGGGGCGATTGATGCAGTCAAGGAGACGCAGATTGGAGTAGTGTGTATGATTATGTACGCCAAAATATTTCCGCATTGGCCATACCTCTTTCATCTTATTTATTATATAATTATTATACCATATTTTTCTACTTATGTCAATTTTATCTTACTAATACTAACTTCTCTTCTGGGCGAGTGCAGGCTGTGTATAACCAACGAGCGTGTTCAATTTTATCTCTTGGGAATGATTCTTCTATCACTAAGACTTTAGGCCACTGTGAGCCTTGGCTTTTATGACAGGTAATCGCATAGCCAAAGTCAAATTCTCTAGGTATGATATCCCCTATGCGGGGCCGCAATTTACCTAATAGATATGATGTGCGCCAATCAACACATTTATCACCAATTTCAATCAAGTTTCTATCCATTTTTACGTCATAGAATATTGACCCGCCTTCAGCTTCAAATACACAATCAACAGTACGCAATACGTGATTCTCTACTTGAACCCAGCGAGGGATATATACTTTTCCTGGCTCTGGATACCTTACAATTCCAGTAGTACCATTAACTAAGGCTTCACCTGAATCTGAATAATCTTCCCAATAATTTCTTAGGCAAATCATTCTTTCACCCTCTTGCGGCAAGCCTTCATATCCGTGCTTCTTTCTAACAAACTCATTTATCTCTTGGCGAGTTTGATTAGTGGCAGTAATAATTTGGTCTGCCCATTCATAATGACCATCTACCAGTTGAGTTTTTGGGATAACCATAACCTCTTTACCATTATGATATGAGATAGGTTGTTGATTACGAATTTTCATAGTCATTTGAATAATTTCTGATTCAGCCGCTTGCCGCATAACTTCATCTAGGAAAATATGAGGATTATCAAGTAAAGTATGAGATTCCTCTTTATCTATTTGCGGTAACTGAAACGGGTCGCCTAAGAAGATAACATATACTTTATGACTGAGCAGCATTTCAATCATAGTCTTAGGCACCATTGAAACCTCATCGACAATTATAATACTAAATTCAAGGCGCTTTTTAGGCTTTCGATAGAAACCTCCGCCTTCTCTTGGATAGCTCTCATATAAAAGTCTATGTAATGTCATAGCACCTTCATTGCCTTTGCGGCGTAAGACTTCGGCGGCCTTGCCTGTATAAGTAGCATATGCGACTTGGTCCCTAGAAACATCTAAGGCTTCAACCGCAAATTTTACTAAGGTACTCTTTCCTGTTCCCGCATATCCTGAAACTACTGTATATTTTTCACCAGCTCGATATCTGGATACAATAGTTTTTAATCCTTCTTCTTGTTTATTTGTAAGAACCATTTTCTTATACCCTTTTTATTTTTATTATACCATATATTTTATATTAAATCAATCAGCTAATCCTCTAGTCTCTTTATCAATAGAATTTCACCGAGACTAAGTTTTTGGTTAAAATTTTCTAAAAGGTATTTTTCATTTGGTTTGACGAATAATGCGCTTGTCCCCGGCCGGAGCTAGTCCAGTTTCTCTTTATCCCAGCCATCAATTTCTTTTAGTTGCGCTTTCAGTTCTTCGATTTGCTTTTTTCTAGCTCTATCTTGTTCTTTAGGATTTAGCTACGAAAAAGCATATCCATAATCGTAGTGATAATTACTACCCATAATTCCTCCAGATAAAAAAAAATAAGGGAAGGCATAGAGCCTTCCCTATTTCAGCTTGTAAAGTAGTTGTAGGCTACTGTCGCATTAACTTGTCTTTGAGATACGGTGCTTGAACCGCAACGTTCATAAACATACGCAAACGCTTTTGCCGCAGCCTTTTCATCAGTTAAGTTCTTAAAGCTATTATAGTTAAATCCTGATTTATACATATATCCATAAGTATCAAATTCTTCTTTAATACTTTTTGTTAAAAATTCTAACTGTTTATCTAAATTTGAATACCATACTTTACTCTTATAAGCCTTATTCCATTGGCAAATACCATAATAACCATTCCCACTAGCATTTACATCTAGCGTTAGGGTATTGCCACCGACTTCAGACATTATATTACCTAAAATGCCCGCGCAAACATAATCATTATAACCATAGTCAGATAAATACTTCCATATGGTTGCTGCTTCTGGATGTTGTTTAGATAAATAATTCCAATGTTCATTCACTTTTGCTACTTCATATAATTCTTGATAATACTTTAAATCTTCATCTGCTTGTTGCCATTCTTGTCTTGCTAATACAATCACTGGATTATCTTCGGCATATCCAAGAGTTCTAGCTGAATTAGCCATATCGTGCGCTGCTTGCTTACGAGTTTCACAATCCTCAATCAATTGATGCAACTCCCGCAAGTCCATTGTATTTACTCGTTCAGTTTCAGATAACTGTAAAGTAATAGTTTCAGAAGGGATGTAGTCTTCCGAAGTTGTAGTGTCTGTAATCTCTGTTGCGCCTACTGGAAAAGTGCAAACGCTAATCAGATAGATTACTACAGTTATAAGTGTAATAGCTCGCTTTATCATAATTGGTTCCCTCCTAATATTTCTATTAGGTTGTAATTCAATTACTTAAAAGTAGTATTCCGTCTTTCCTACAATTTCGTAATCTTCAACAATAATCTATGGAGTGATGTTTCCATTCCAAATATTTCGCTCGAATTTACCAACGATATTAATTGTTACACAACCTAAGTCAGAATACAACGAATCGTATTCTTCTTGTGAGCCTTTGAATTTTATTAAACTTGTGCCATCTGGCAACGTTATCTTCAAGGTAGGACTTTTATCTGGGGACATAAGTTTTAGATTGTCTTTTGTGACTTTTATGCCTTCGACCGCAAATAAAGGTTCACTTACCCCTTGGCCCCAAATAGTTTTCATAGATGCAATATCTAAGATGTCTTTTGGATTTAACTTATTGGCATCATAGATTTCATCTACTTGATAACTTGGGGTGAAGTCAAAATCATGTAATTTATGATTTGCATAAACAGTAAAATCATAAATATTATCATCTGGAATACCAGCGCCAAAAGCATTCTAATGGCCTTCAGCTAAACTAGCATATCCACTTTCACTTAGAAAATCTTTGAAATTAGTAAAATTAGATTTCTCGTATCCTCTTGCTGAACCCTCCCAATAAATACCATCTTCTTTCTCAACTCGATTTAAAATTAAAGTTGGATGCTGATATTCGTTAGCAATCTGGTTAGCTATAAGTCCTGTTAAATTCTTATTGATGTTATCTTCTGGACTTAACTAAATTACTAAAATCTTATTTTCTAAGAGATTTTGACTTTCTATTATTTGTTTAATTGTTTCCAAGCCAGCATCTCTTGCTTTAGTTTGTCTATTCTTAATGTTAGTACAATTTCTGCAAGCTTGTTCTACTCTTGTCTCTGTTTGACCCTTACATCCTCGTTTGGTTGATGGGATTTGTTCATATCCCCGATAGTCAAGCATTGACTCGAATAGTATGAGCTTTTCATCTTGCGTTCCAACGCGAATGGTAGCGTTAATTTGTGGCGCAATATAAAAGCCTACTGTAAAGGGTGATAATCCTCCGCCTTTGGAAATAGAATACTCTTGAGTATCAATCATACCCTTTAAGTAGGGATTGCGAATTTGATTCAAACCAAGTGTAACCAAATGCTTAGTTTCAAAATCTCGCAAATCCATCATATCACCAATCATTCCAACAGCTACAAGGTCTAAAAATAAATTAGCATAATCTTTTCCAAGTAAAGAATCAATATAGCTACAAAATTTATAGACCATTCCAACACCAGATAATGACTTAGTAGGATAATCACAAAGTTGATTATTTATTACACAAGCATATTCTGATATTTTTTCTGCCTCGTGATGGTCAATTACCAGCACGTCAATTCCTCTATCATACATTTCTTTATGGGCCTCATAATCATTACTCAAAATTTCTTATTATTTCTAATAAGTTCGGACTATCTTTTACTAAATATATAATTATATTTAGAACCCCATTTCCCAGAGCGTATCAATAGCCCCAGTACTCCCGGTCTCACCCAGGATAGTCTCTACAGGTTTATTTGTTTAATCGTATTGGATATTTTATATCTGAAAAATTATATGGATATTCACCTTTTAAAGTTTTTTCTACAATTTTTCTACCATAACCTAAAGTTCTTTGAATATTTATAGAAGTAGTAGATGGATTTTCTTTTATAAAATTTAATATGTTTAATGCTATTCTCTATTTTTCATCATAATCATTAGGAACTAAAACTTTTCTAATTGGAAAATCACCTTTCCATAAATATGCGTATTTTTTTCCATTATTAATAGAAGCAATTTCATTCGCTCTAAAATAATTTGGGATTAAATCAGCAATTTTTGAGTTTGATAAGGTAATATCATTAGCTAATAATTCTATAACCTATAAAGCATATTCTTCATATTGAGAATATTTTCTAATTGGATAATTAATACCATTCTAATGTCTATTTTTTCCAGTATTAATCATATAAATTTGAGAAACGCTTACATTAAAATATTTTGCTATATCATTATAAGAAATAGAAGTGTCTTTTAACATTTCAAATACTTTTGGCAAATCTCTATCTTTTATTTTAGTTTGATGATTTTCATCTCCATAATGAATTGGAGGCATATCTCCTCCTTCTAAAATATTATATCCATTTGGAACTAAAGTATTATATTCTTTTATATAATACTTTTCCAACTCTTGCCAATCATATTCAAATTCATCAAAATCAATAATAGTATCTATTGTAAAATTATTTGTTCCATATTTTCTCATAGATGAGTATAATGCTGATTTATCTTCTTCATAAGTAGAAGAATATGCATTAAATTTATGTTCATAAAAACGTCTTTC